TGGGCCTGAAGCTCTGCCGCCAAAGACTTTAAGACGCGCACCGGCTAACCTAACTTTACTCATGTCCCAGTTAGGAACCTTACCGGCATACAGCATAGCGATAAGCTCTCTAAACGCAGAAGCCCAGCCTATCTTACTGTCGCTGACCACGATGGTGCTATCTGTAGGATGGAAAGTTTCAGCAACCACAGGAAGTTTGTTAATGAAGTCTCGCTCTACGCTAAACCCTACCCCTGTACCGCACATCAACACGTACATTAGCTCATCGAAGCTGCGCGGTGAGTCTATGTGCAGGTAACTACAGTTAAACCCAGCTACATTATCTTTGTCTAGCGCCTCTCCTGCTGTCATCATGCAGCGCATAGAGGGCATAACGTCTAGGTTATGTATGTGTTTGTACAAGAGATCGGCTGTCTTACTATCTATTTGTTTCCGGTTGATCCAGAAATCTACATATCTTTGTACTGTTTCTTCCCACGTTTCTCGTCTTCCTTCTGCCGGAAGCCAACGAGCGTAGCGGCTCTTGTGTATAAACTGTTGGTACTGATCCATTAGTTGTGTTCCTTTTCAAGTTGTTTCTCTAAGTTCGCCATAGCTCTCCATGCGACCTGCTCCCAATCTTTATCAATTACATGTCTCATCATTGCGTCTAGCTCGTCGCCCGACAAGGCGCGGTTCCAGTGTAAAGTTTCTTCTGTCTGACCGTGTTGAATGCCACCCTTTAAACTAACCTTAGACACGGCGGCAATAGCTCTAGGAAAATAGTTTATAAACCCCGTGTAGATAGGTATAGCTTTACGTTCTTGTGAGTCGGTAGGTAGAATACTAGCGCCAGTAAGCGGAGCTGTGAACAAAGGTAGCTGTGAAGGAGAGACCTCACCGCTCATTAGTTTTGGCTTTTGTCCTGCATACAGCATACCCGGAAGGGGTATCTGCCTGTTCCATTCTGTTGGTGTTATATTATTTATCTTCTTGTTCATCCTTAGCTCCACGCTTATAGGCTTTACGTTTAGTTAGTTTAAATTTAGGTGCGGCTTTAAGTTTTTTAGATTTCTTTTTCCTTTCAAAGCGATTACGCCTTTCATCTTTCTGGTTAAAGTCAGTCAAAGGTTTCTCTCTTTTTAACATTAATCCAAGAGTCGGGGATGCTATCTTCACTATACCATCTAAAGTTATTAGCACTAGCCCACTCGCCGTGGCTTCTTTTAGTACCATCTTTCCTGCGTTTTGCTTGAGGCATTGGGGCGCTAGGGTTTGCAAAAAGAAACACTAACTCTGTGTCAGACGGGAGAACTTTAGATATCCAGATGTATTTACTGAACTCAGCGTAGTCCCAGAAGCGCCCCTTAGCTTCAAGCAGTATCTTCTTGCCTTCTATTTCTTTAATAAAATCAGGGTGGTAATTATGCTCAACAACATAAGGGACTTTCTCTGAATGGAAAGTCCAGTTGTCTAGTATGCCACTGTGTAGCTCATACTCCCAGTTAGAGTCATAGCCTTTAATAACATTCTTCTCTACAGGGCGAGGGATTCTTTTCTTTCTGTAGCCTTTCTTAATCTGTTTCAATGCAGTATCGCCTGTCTTCTTTCAAGCTCTGCATCTACTAAGAGTCTAAGGTCTTCTAAGAAACCTGTCTCGATATCACACACTGTCTTATCAGAGTTATGCAAGTAACTACCGACAGCAATGATCATGTTCTCTATACTCACCCCTGATACCTGTTCGCTTGCCATTTAATTAACTCCAAGTCGATGCTCTCTATGTTTAAATCGGGATCAATTTTTAGAAGATGTTTGATTTGATTAGACACCCACTTAGGATGATAAGCACTTAGCCTCATTCGACCGTTAAGAAATACATGAGTTTGCTTTGGCATGAGGGACATGTAGTTATTTATATTAATTTTATCTGCTTCTTCTTTCTCTAAAAGAGAACGCAACCACAGAACTAGAAGACTCTTAGCGTGTCTTCTAATTCGTTTAGCTTTAACAGCCCTCATAAATACTCCTCAACTTTAGGTGGGGCTACAACTTCAGTAAGGTAGGTCATGCCATTAGCATATTTGAATGCCCTCAAACCCAGCCCATCATTAGAATCTTTGTAGCAATCGTGCTTATAGCTGCACCAAGAGCAGCCTTTAGACAGCTTCATGTTACCTTTCTTTCCATCAGGCACTACAGGGTAACAGAAATCAGGCTGAGTCTCAAGGTCTAAGGCTGATAAAAGATTAGTTATTTTAGTTTTAATGTTAGGTTTATCCAGATCATCCGGCACACACATACAAAGCTCACCGCTTTCTTTATTAAGAACTAAGAAGCCTCCATTCTCTGTGCCTTCAGCAGCTTCATAGGCTGCAAGCTGTCCTAGATATCCGAATGGATCGTCTTGAGCTAAGCGCCCTTCCTTGAACTTGTTGAATGCAAAGCGGGAAGCAGTCTTAATGTCTACTACCTCACCGTCTATCTTACAATCCATGTGTCCGGTGATGCCTTCAACCACTACTTCCTTCTGCTCATCGGTTACTTTATGCTCTGTCATACGCACAAGCATCAACACTATCTCTTCAAGCAGATGACCATACAAGAACTTAACTTGGGTAGGTGCATCAATAGAACCTCTACCAGCAGGATCTCTTTTCTCATACCATAGCTGACGATCAGGCTTCCCTACGTTAGACATACGAACAGTGAAGTCCCTGTTCCTTTCTTCTGGCCTAGCCCACGCAAGCAAACAACTTCTTATAGCTTCTGTAGTTTCATCTATCTCTTTATCGGAGATAGGAAGAGGAGTACCATCTGAAAGAAGTTCTAGATGCTGATAAATATCAGGTACTAACGTCGATAGATCCATGTTCCTCACCTTTAATAGATTGTATATGTTTTTTTAATTGTTCTACAGGAGATTGAAACCACTCGCCTTTGCTTGGAGTATGTAGAATTCTTAGTAGCCCATGCACTTCAGCTTCAGCAGTTCTTCTGTCTTTAAAATACTTACAGTATTCTAATTGAAAATCCCTGAAAGGGGAAGAGGTTTGGAATACTCTAAGCCTATCCCAAGCATCCACAGCCATGCCTACTTTATGCCAGCCTTCCCACGCAGGGTTAGAAATAATATACACATAGCCTTCAGTAGAATTCTCGTATCCTTCTAGTGAAGAAAACGCTACTGAAGAAAAATCTTTATAAGTTCCGGGCTTATGTAATGGATGAGACTTAGATATATATTTACCGCCTACATACATACGCTGTTTATTTCTTTCAATCAAAGGTTCCATTCTCCTTCTTCTTCCACTTCCACTAGCGTATCCTGTGTACCACCACTGCCCGTCTTGAAAGATACAATTCTTTTTAACGGGATGTATTTTAAATCTTTCTGGTTCAGGTTTAGTTATCTTAGTGAGTTTCACTCCAGTTCTCCCCGACTTTATAGTCTCCATCTAATGGACAGTTAAGGTTAAGTACCTTCCCTGCTTCGATGATAGCATCAACTCCAAGCTGACCCACTTGGTCTGCTACAGACTCATGGCATTCTATCTGCCATTCATCGTGGACGTTGGCTACAAACTTAGCGTCTAAGTATTTTAACTTACCATCTAAAAGTATAAGGGCTTGCTTCATACTGATAGCCCCTGCACCCTGCAACAATGTATTGAGAGCCGAATGTGCAGAGCGTACAGTTAGCTTCCTCCCGTCTAGCCCTTTAACATATCCTTCCGCTGCTTCTCTTTGCACCCTTCCTGTAAGAGTTTTAAATGATGAGAGATTATCAAAGAAAGACTGTCTAAGTCTTTTGCCAGCTTCTCTGCCTCCACCAGCCACTGTTCCAAGCTTAGCATCTCCGGCTCCGTATAGGAGTGCATAGATGAATGTCTTCGCCTGATCTCTAGATTCAAGTCCTGCAAGTTTTTGGTTAGCGGTATGAATGTCTCCGTTAAGGATTTCATTTGTATAGCCCTCGTCGTTTAAATAGTGTGCAAGCATTCTAAGTTCTAAGCCTGAAGCATCAATGCCTACTAGCTTATAGTCTTTTGGGACTACCCAACAAGACCTACACTCCTTACCATATGGTGAACTACTACTAGGAATCTGTGCCATGTTAGGATGAGAGTGTGTCATACGTCCTGTCACAGCACCATTAGGATTAACATAACCATGTACCCTGCCAGTGTCATCGTCCAGTTCTTTCAGCCAACTCTTAACTTGAGCCAAGCGTTTCTGGATCATTAGATACTTAGCAATCAGAGCGGCTTGAGGTATACCTTTAACCTTCTTCAGTATACCTTCATCTACAATAGGCTGTCCGGTAGGTGTGAACTTCTTAGGTTTCCAACCAGAGCGAATAAGATACTCGCCTATCTGTTTCCTAGATCCTAAATTAAAATCAGTTGTAGTCTCGCGGATGATAGGCTTAGGGTTTTGATACATGGTGAATGTCTCGTACTCCTTGTCCGTTAGCCTTACACCTTTACCATGCTGATCCTTTGCTGTCTTAGCTACCTTACCAGTAGCTGTGTAGCTATGGGTCAGTATCTGTTTCTCGACGGTAGCCTGAAACTCTTTCTGGACTTCTTCTTCTAATTCATAGAGCTTGGTTTCAAACATAGCGACAAGACCCATAGCTTTCCTGATGTCTAAAAGGAAACCATTGTTACGCTGCTGGTCTACTATCCTAGCTGTGCCGTGTTCTATCCTTACAGAAGTAGGGGTAAAGCCTTTGCTCTCATGCTTTAAAGCATTGTAAACTTTATGATTCAACA